GGCCATCATATCCGCGATGCTCTCGCCGGTTGTGTTCTGCCATATGGCAGGGTCTGCTATGCCAATGACCTTTCTCCCTCTGAGCATGGGGTCCTGCGTCTCGATCTCCCGTATCCTCTGTGCTATCTCTCGCGGCTGCATCTGCACTCCGGTATCCGGTTCCCTGGTACATCCGTAATACTCTTTAAAGAGATACATCCTGCCGTAATGGTCGATTGCGATCCATATGACGGCAAAAGGTTTGGCATAGCCGAAGTCAAATCCCCGGTATATCTTCCAGGAGTCGTCTATCTCAAAGTCATTGATAACATGTGACCACCGGCGCGTATCGTATCCTTCCGGATTGTTTCTCCACTCGCGGAATACCTGCCCGATGAATGTGTCCCAGTTCCCCAACAGCCATGCCTCGCGGAGTGCTTCCGGGAGTGCTTCAAGCTGATTTACATAGTCCGGGTTCATTTCCATCAGAGCTTTGTTGTCATAGACCAGCGACTGGATGAAGGAGTATTCCTCCGGTTTCTCACCTGCGATGTAGTCCCTGTCGATGAATATGCGCTTTATGTAGCCATGACCTTTTCCGCCTGGGTTCATCGTGAAGTAAGTCCTCTTTGGGAAGTTGTTTACACCTCGCATACATGCCGTCAGTGTCTTTATCTGATACTCGGTCATCTGTGTAGCTTCCTCGATGAACAGGACATCATACTCCGTCCCTTGAAAATGTCCAAGGTCTGCATCTGTCGCGCAGTACCCGAAGAGTATTTCCGAACCATTTGAAAAATACATCTCTTTCTTCGTTTCGTTGTACTTTGCTCCCGCTTCCTTTGTTCCTACCTTCAGCAGTTTTTTCAGCGGCTTGATGTGGTTTGCTTCCAGCTCCGGATAGGTCCTTCGGATGATGCCTACATGGATCCCCTTGTACTTAAGGCACAATGCAACAGCTTTGGCTCTGACTGCCCAGCTCTTACCTCCGCCTGCCTCGCGCCCCACCAAAACCAATAAATTTATGTCTGTCCAGGAGAAACAGCTTCTGTTTCTCATTCGGCTTGCCGAGCGCAATTTTCATAGCACCACCCCCTTCTATTCTGCGAATTCTTCACACCCATCGAAGCTGATGGTAATGTTGTTATCGATAGTCTCGTCCACCGGTTTATCGCGCCACTTATCCGGTTTCCGGTTCTTCAGCCAGAAGATCTGCGCTGTGACCTGCGCAGGAACATATTCTTCCTCTTCCGCCTGGACGATCTCGTCATACTCCCGTTTCCTTCTGCCGGTCTTTGTGTCGTACTCAATCTTATGGACCTTGAAGGCCTTCTTCAGCGTGACCTTGTATCCCTGTGCGCTTTTGTAGAGCGCATTCTCCACAACACGATCAGCTACTTCCTTGCCTACTTTTAAGGCCTGTTTAATCTGATCGTACTTTTCCTGCCATGTGTAGAGGGTTCGGACATTGATTCCCATGTTCTTTGCGATGTCTTCATCGATGAGACCATCCTTCGCCCATCCCTCAAGTTTTATCAATCCCTCCTCTGTCAACCACTGCTCATATTTACCTTTTGCCATTGATTCACACCCTTTCCGGTCGGCGACACCTTTTCTTTTATCATGGCGAAAAAGGCATAAAAAATGCACCTACTCACGGCAGGTGCATCTGTCTCTATCATTTTTTCTCAGTGCCTTTCGGCAGTTCCGCGTACCTTCCCCTCATAAGGGCCTTATAATATGGGCAGTCGGTCCAGTTCTCGCAGCATATCAGTTCTGAATAATCCTTCAGCTCATGGTAGTTGTTGAATCGGGTCACATGAGAGGTCGCAAATCCCAGGGCCTCCTCATGCATGAGGGACTCGCACTCGATGCCTATAAAACGGCTGGTCCTCAGTATTTTTTTGTAGAACGGACACTTCAGATTCTCCGAAATGCGGTCATTCATGCCCCTATGCCTCCTGCTGTCCTGCTGCCGTGCTGTCACCTTCCGGTGCCAGGTTCTCAACATCCTCCTGTTCTTCTGTTCGGTCTCTCGCAATGCATGCCCGGATGACCATCAGCTGGTCCTTCACAGATTTGTTCTGCATGCGGCCCATCTCCGTTTCGTGCCGGATATCAATGACAATATCCTGCCAATGTTCCGATGCCTGGTCCATGTGGGCGATCAGGTCTCTGTGTCTCTTTTCCTCCTGCTGCCTTACCTTGTCCACCATGGCCTTTGAGACCTGGAACATGATATAAAATCCTGTGATAACTCCTATCGTCCAGCAGATCATGCAGGTAATAATCGTTGTTGCGGTCATCTGGTTTCTCTCCTCCTCTTTTCCTCTTTCAGATCCTCGTAGAACCTTATCCACATAGGCATATCGATTTCTGGATCCCCGTACATGCTCATGCTTCTCTGGAACACCATGTATTCGATTATGACCTGCAGGTCCTTGTCGGATATCTCCTGCAGATGTTTTCTGCAAATGTCCTGCACCACAGACGGCATATACGTTTTCCTTCCGAAACAGTACCGAACAGCGCAAATCAGGAGTGTTCCCAGGTCATGTCGGTCAATCTCTGTCGTCTTTGATTTTCCACCCATCATCGCATCCTCCTATGCAGTAATGCTCTTCGCTCAGGGTAATCTCTTCCCTGGTGCAGAAGCAGTCCCTGTTATACTCGCATTTATCCAAGAGGCAATTGACCACTGTTCCTCTTTCGTTCTTCTTGTTCCATCCGTTCATTCCATAGGCTGTCCGGTCCAGTTCGATGGTTGGCATTTTCTGTATTTCTTCGTCCGTGTATGGCTGTGCGGATGCAAAAGACATAAACCGACTGATCAACCTTTCATAGTCCTCTGCTTCTTTCCACCTACGTTGATTGCAAAGACTTTCCTTGAATGCTGACAGATGTATCCTTATGGTCTCAAAGTCATCATCTGTAAGGTGTTCCGGCTGTGCGGATGGCAATTCATTAATCCACGGACCTATTCTGTTGTCGGCTGTGTCTTCAAAAATACTATCGCACCGTGCTATCACTCCTACGTTGTTGATAGCCGTTTCTATTAATCGTTTCTTCAGATGCTTAATTGCCGCCTGTCTGCTTATCACATCATCCTTCATTCTGCCCGACCCTCCAATCATTTAATAGTGCCTGAAGCTGACCCGCCGTCAAAGAGGCGAAAGCGTTATCCATTGCCTTGAATCTCGCAATCTTGCTCTCTATCCATTCAACCGGGATAGCTTCCACGGATGGCATATCTTCAAGCACATCCCGGATACGATATTCGTCATCATGCGGGGTCACTGCATCAATCGCCTCTCGTCTATCAATCAGGTCTTTCATCATCCACCTCCCGCATATCCGCACCGCAGTTCGGACAGTAGTTCGGCAAATTGAGTTCTGCGCTTTTCATATCTGCACTATAATCCCACAGTTCAAAGTGTCCGCACTCACTGCAAAACCAACCATCTCTGCCTGTTCCCAGATTGTCCTCCCCGTAAATCCACCGCCCACGCTTCCGTTCTGGCTGTGCGGATGGCAGAGTATTGATTAAATCAAGTGCTTGATCATAATCAATGTATTCATTGCCATTAGTGTGCGTAATAGCCTCCGTGTCATAACACGTTCGTAGCGCATCAATCGCCGCCTGCCTGTCAATCATGTCTTTCATCATCCACCTCCCGCATATCTGCTCCGCAGTTTGGGCAAAACTCAAAGTGCTCTGTTTCGTTTTGGAAGTAACTCCATTCGGTGTGGCAAACTGAACATTCACAATGGCTATTAACATAGTCAATCCACTTCCCCCGCTTACGTTCTGGCTGTGCGGATGGCATCGTCTTTATCGCCGTGGTATCCCGCTTCCACTGTTCTAACATCCCATGCTCCACCCGGCTATCATGTTTTACTGTCGGTGCTTCTCCAAGCGCATCAATTGCCTCCTGTCTGCTGATTAAGTCATCCATCCCTGTTTTTTCTTTCCTCTTTCTCCCTTCAGCCTCCGGAGCATGCGGTTCTCCGCTGTGATGACCGGTGCTGTCCTGCTGCCGGTGAAACTGCTGATGTTCAACAGCTTCCCGATGCTGTTATGTTTGCTCTTGTTCGCGTTCCTCATGCTTCTTCCTTCTTTTTTCGTAGTCCCATGGCAAGCATTCCCATATTTCGATACCAGGATAATGTGTGATCAGCTTTCTCTGTCGGTCTCCCGTATAGACTATTGACCGCATGAATCCTTCGTAAGGGATGTACTTCTCAAGAATTCCGCAC